AAAACCAAAAATGGTTATGTGTGTTGGACAAAGAAACTGGCATGATGATTGACCCCTTGATTGGTCTAGAAAAGTTTGCCGAGTTGATTGTTCGGGAATGTGCTGACCGATTAAGTGAACTTGGAAACCCAGAATTGGGACAAGGTATTAAACGACATTTCGGAGTTGAATCTTGAGTTTTTGTGTTACGGAATATGACGCCGAAAACAACATCGTGTTCTTAGAGGATACCAGTGGCCCCAATGAACGTACAATAACCAATGATGCCGAAACAGTCATGATGAAGATGTTTCAGAAATTTGGATCACGGGTGCTTGTGGTGTATCGAGATACCAACAATGAGTGGTGGGAGATGCGATTGTTACTATCAGGGCCATATAACCAGTATGAGAAAATAGAGTTTGAACCTTGGTACGGATTGGCGTGGAGAACATTAAAAAGGAAATAAAATGTCGAAAACAGTATATAAAGAAGTTGAAATTGATGTTGAGTTAACCGATTTTGATGATGACGATTTACTAGAAGAATTAGAATCACGTGGTCTTGGTGTTAGCACCCGTGGCAACACCAAAGAACTATTAGCAACAATTTGGTTAAAGCGTAGACAGAATCAAGACTTTGACAGAGAGTTAGATCAGTTAATTTATTTAGGACTGGGTAAAGTAGTATGACCATTTACCTCGATATGGATGACGTAGTAGCAGACTGGATGGGCGAGGCACGTCGTTTGGTTAAGCGCAATTGGAACTATGGCGAACGTATTCCAGATAGTGACTGGGATAAAGTAAAAGCCAAAGAACGTTTCTATAGAGATTTGCCTTTAAAAGAAGGTGCTGAAGAATTAGTACAATGGTGCAGAGATTATACTAAAAAACATCCAGATACAAATCTAGCATTTCTGACCGCATTACCACACGACTACAGTATGCCCTGGGCCGCAAGTGACAAAGTATTTTGGGCCGATAGACATTTTCCCGGCATACCTGTTTTCTTTGGACCGTTCTCGTTTGACAAATATAGACATTGCCAAAGTCCCAACGACGTCTTAATTGATGATAGAAGCAGTAATTGTCATGAATTTATCACCGCTGGGGGTAGGGCTCATATATACAGAAACTGGACCGAATGTCACAACTGGCTTATTGCCACGTTGGGCACACTATAGTTCGAACACGCACTCTAGCTCCTGAACTATAGTTTTACCCCAAGTGGCAACACTTGGGGCTTTTTTTATCTTGACTCGTTTATTAAATACTGCTATAATATTATTATGAACAAATACACTACAGTTGAAGATTATTTAGAAGTTATTGCTGGTATTAAAGATCCCGTGACTTTAAAAAAGAATCCTAATAGTTGGTTAATTGACTATACTCCAATTATCAGTTTGGCACGCTATGACACTGATGTTCTGAATAGTATGAGTACTGCTGCTAATGAAGGTCGTGCACTTACTGAAAAACAGGGCGAACTAGCAGTTAAAATTGTTTTAAAATACAAGCGCCAATTGTCTGCAAAAAATGTGGATATAGCACCAGTAGAAGAAAGCCCCAATTGGCGTCTGCCTTTGCGTAAAATGGATTACACTCGTAAATTGGGTGTAGTAAATGATGCATTACATGTTACATTCCCCTTTAACAATCAGTTAATTGACGGATTGCGTGACTTTAGAAAAGAAAGTCAAGGTCATGGTGAATGGAATAAAGAAACCAAAGTATGGAGTTTTGCACTCACTGAATATAATTTAGTTTGGCTCTCAACTTGGGCTGAACAAAATCAATTTGAAATAGATAATGAAGTGCGTAGACTGAATGCAATGATCGGGGAAGTTGAACAAACCCCTTATGCCATCGAATTGCAATACGTCAATGACGAGCTAACTATAAGCAATTGTCCCGAGACTTTGCAGGCATATATTGAAACACATATGGGTGGTTTTAATAAAGACAATTTACTTAAACTTGTAGATATGAGTGCAGTATTGGGCTATACTGTCAGTAAAGAAATTGCTGACACTATTGTGGCATCAACTAGCCCGCGAGAATATAGTCTAATGACCAATAGAGAGTTAAAGGTAAATCCCGAATCTATTCAAAATGGCGACAATCTTGCAAGTGTACTAGACTACGCCGACACCATGCAACGTTGGCCAGTTATAGTGTACGAACCAGACCTAAGCGGTAAGCTATTGGCACAACTTAGAAGTCTAAGAGAAGGCGTTGTGGAAGTTGCACGTACTGTAAAACTAAATGAACGCTATTGGGATAACGGGTTTAAATATGTACATATAGTGGCACCTGTAACTAATAAATCTATTCCTTTACTAATCAGTAGTGCAGGTATGATGTATGGCGGAGACAAAAGTCTGATGGTACAGAATAGCGAAAAGGTTGTGTACTGTGCCGCAGAAGTGTATAATAAAAGACCCGAATCTAAGGTAGAAAAACTTGCAGACCTGTAAAATAGTTATACGAGACGAAGTAAACGTCAAACTAGAAGGTCTTGATGTCAGCACACGAAAAAAACTTGTGGACAAGTTTAAGTACGAAGTCCCGGGCGCACGATATCAGCCTGCAGTACGTCTAGGGCGTTGGGATGGGAAAGTAAGTTTTTTCCAACTTGGTGGCAGTACATATATTAACTTACTACCTGAAGTACTGGAATTTCTAGACAAAGAGGGTTGGGATGTTGAACTAGATGATCAACGAGACTATAGTAATCAGTTTGAATTTGACCCCATAACTGAAGATACATTCTCGGACAAGGTGTGGCCCAAAGGCCACCCCAAAGAGGGCGAGCCTATATTCTTGCGTGACTACCAACCACAGATTCTAAACGGCTTTTTAAACAATTTACAAAGTGTGCAGGAAGTTGCCACTGGTGCTGGTAAAACTATTATGACTGCTGCGCTGAGTAAGAGTGTTGAAAAGTATGGTCGTAGTATTGTTATTGTGCCCAACAGAAGTTTAGTTACACAAACAGAAGCTGACTATAAAAACTTGGGATTGGATGTGGGTGTTTACTTTGGCGAACGCAAAGAGTACAACAAGACACATACTATATGCACTTGGCAGAGTCTAAACAACATGATGAAGACAACCAAAAGCGGGGAAGCCGAGGTAGAGATTGGGGACTTTATTGAAGATGTAGTCTGTGTAATGGTTGACGAAGTACACATGGCCAAAGCAGACGCATTAAAAACTTTACTAACATCGGTGTTTGCACGAGTGCCTATCCGTTGGGGATTGACCGGAACAATTCCCAAGGAGGAACACGCGAAAATAAGTATATACTGTAGTTTGGGTCCGGTAGTTGGAAAGCTAACGGCCAGTGATCTTCAAGAAGCAGGGCATCTTGCTAATTGTCATGTTAATATAGTACAGTTAATTGATCATGTTGAGTATAAAGATTATCAACAGGAACTAAAGTATCTATTAGAGACTACAGGTAGACTAACGTATATGAGAAATTTAATTCTCACAGTAAATGAAACAGGCAACACACTGGTGCTAGTAGATCGGGTAGCAACAGGTAAACTATTGGTAGAATATTTAGGTGATAAGGCGGTATTTGTAAGTGGAGCAACTAAAGGAACAAAACGACAAGAAGAATACGACGCTGTGGCGACTGCTACTGGCAAGATTATTGTGGCGACTTACGGTGTGGCCGCAGTGGGTATTAATATCCCTCGTATTTTTAATTTGGTTCTTGTGGAACCCGGAAAGAGCTTTGTTCGCGTTATACAAAGCATTGGACGAGGTATACGAAAAGCAGAAGACAAGGACCATGTAGAGATTTGGGACATTACATCAACATGTAAGTTTGCCAAGCGACACCTTACGGCTCGTAAAAAGTTCTACACCGAAGCTAACTATCCCTTTAGTATAGAAAAAGCAGAATGGCAGTAAACAATGTGGTTGTTTGCTTTCCGTGGGGTGCCGGCGGAAATCTAATTCGTAACATAATAAGTCTTGATCCACAATTTGAATTCTGTACAGATGACGCAGATCGATATAAATGGTTATACGATTACTATTCTACACCAGTAACCTCTGAAACTTGGCTTCAACGTGAGTGGAGCGCACGCCAACAATTTTATAACAAATATTATCGTGGTGGTATAACCTATTGGAATCCTGATTGTCTGTTGGTTTATGCCTGTCACGGGACTTCTACCGAGATAGCCGCGATAGAAAAAACCGATCATTTATTATGCTATGACCGCTATAAAATAGATCGAAATCAACGCCCAGATCAAGTCAGCACTTGGCGGTTGCCGGATTGCGATTATATATTCATACTACCTAGTAATATAGATACAATTACGGACATATATCATAGTAAAAATCCTTCATTAAATCAATTTAGTCACCCCGTGGAAGTGGAGCGTAAAAAACATGCTCTCAATAAAAACATAGAATTAACTAAAAATTTACAGGCTCTTGCGGATAAACTAACGAATAAAAATACATATATTGCAGAAGATTTATTTAAATCACCCAATATTATAATAGACGTAACATTAAAATTAAAATTAAACATTTCGGTACAACAAATAGAAAATATACATTCTAAATGGTTGCAAAGTACCCGTGAAGTATACTATAATTACTATAACAGAGAACTAAACTTATGAGAATATTGACCCTTGAGAATCGTAGTTTTGAAATGAATGAGATACCGAATGAAATTGATGAACTCAATTTCTGTGTATTGGATAATAGTAATCCTAAAGAACCCGATTACTTTTTTATACCTTTAATTTTTATGGAATCATTCAATAGTCCGGCACTAGTACTAAAAATTGGTAACCATGTAATTAAAATGCCAGTAGATTGGCAATTATTAATCGGAGAAAAAGACACCGGAGATTTAGAAGTAGTTCCGCTTACTAGTATTAACGATCGTGGATTCAGTGCATTTGCATTTAATCCTCGTAGTAGTTTCCGTCCTGATTTCTTTCCTGTGGAAATAATGGACATATACCAAGATGTTAAATGGTATTTCCCTAAATTAAAACCCGGACAAATGTTAGCAGTGCCATTAGAAGAAGGCGTTGATGGACCGATGTGTGTATATTTTGTCAAAGATATCAGCAGACAAAGCGAAGTAGTAAACTATAACTTAATTTGGTAAATGAGTGATATATTTGAAAGTCCCGATAAAGGCAAGACTGTTTACAAACGCTTGCCCGGCACTAGCCAACGTGAACTATATTCAGACATGATATCCGATGGCAGCATGATATCCGATGGCAGGACTCTTCACGAACAATTACTGGAACAAAAAATGTGGGGCGAGATCCACAGAATGGCTAGGAAAGATGAGGGCTTGCGGGAATTGTTAGAACGTGCTATAGTATACTATAACTTAAAAAAAGATCATGGATAAACTAAACATTGGTTACGAGATGGAACAGTTTGACACAAAGAACCGAGAGTTCTTTGATGATTTGTCAGACGATGAAAAGAAGAAGTTTGCCCCATTTTTAATGATACGCTGGGGTAGTCTTGTCAGCGGTGATGCAGACTTGCAGGCCTATTACCTAATGAGTGTTAATGAAAGACTGAATAAACATTTCTTTGATATTAGCGGAGTGCAACACAAGAAGTTTCAATGGTTGTTGGCCAGTACTGTTAGTCCTGGAATGGGCAAGTTTAGACATAATTGGTTGGCTGCACCTAAACGTGGTGTTGGTAATAACAAAGCGGAGAAGTTTTTTGCAGAAATATATCCCCATGCAAAGTCAGATGAAATTAAACTAATGGCAAAGTTAAATGATAAGAACGATATTAAACAGTTGGCAAGGGCACACGGTTGGGATGATAAACGAATCAAAGACTATATTTAATTGTAAATATTGTGAAAAGCCTTTTAGAAAAGAAACAACCCTTTTGGCGCACCTATGTGAAGCCAAGCGTCGCCATATGCAACGAGATGAAACAGGAGTTCAATGGGCTCTTAAAGCGTATCTCAGATTCTATGAATTTACACAAGGCAGTGCACGGCTCAAGTCTTATGATGACTTTGTTAAGAGCCCTTATTATAATGCCTTTGTTAAGTTTGGTAGGTACTGTGTCAGCATCCGTTGCATTAATTTTATTAATTTTACGGATTTTCTTTTAAAGAACAACAAGAAATTAGACTACTGGTGCAAAGATAGTTTATATACAGAATGGCTTCTTGAGTATTTGAAACGTGAAGCCACCCAAGACGCATTAGAACGTGCACTCAAGGAGATGACAGAGTATGCAGAAACACATCCAGAACTTAAAAATGGGTTTAGTGATTATTTCAGATATGGTAATGGCAATCGGATTTGTTATCATATTAGTACCGGTCGTATTAGTCCTTGGGTCATCTTTAATTGTGACAGTGGTATTCAATTTCTTGAAGGATTGGATGAAGGTCAAGTCCAAATAGTTATGCCTTGGATTGAGCCAGACTTTTGGCAAAAGAAATTTACAGACTATCTAGCGGATACATTGTGGGTCAAAGATATTTTAGAAAAAGCGGGATTATGATATAGAACCAATATCTCATATTGATATTGACTTTATATATAAATAAAGTTAGGAGGATATATGACCCCAACTTGGCTATACATAAAACAACATAATAAAACTGGATTAAAGTACTTTGGTAAAACAATCAAAGACCCTTATACATACAAGGGGTCTGGAAAATATTGGAAAGATCATATTCGTAAACACGGAAATGATGTTACGACCGTTTGGTGCGAGTTATTCAATCACAAAGAAATTCTAGTAGAATATGCAATGAAATTTTCTAAAGATAATAATATCGTTGAATCAGATGAATGGGCAAATCTTATCATTGAGAATGGGATTGACGGTAATGTGCCAGGCAATAAAGCATCTCCTGAATTAAGACAAAAATTATCTCAGTCACACAAAGGACAAACCCCGTGGAACAGAGGCATTCCTAGATCTCAAGGAGTTAAAGATGCTGTTAGTAAGGCAAACACCGGAAAGGTTGCCTGGAACAGAGGCATTCCAAGAGATGACAAAGTTAAAGATGCAGTTAGCAAAGCCAACAAGGGCAAAACTGCGTGGAATAAAGGCAAATTAAGAACTGAAGAAGAAAAACAAAAAATGAGAGAAGGTTGGGCAAGACGAAAAGCAGAAAGAATAAATGAATCTAAAAACTAAATTCTCTAGTGACATTGACATTGACTTTGGCAATCGCGATCTGGCGTTACAACATTTAAAACATACACCTGCAGGCATTGTTCGTGACGACAAATTAGTCAAACACAATACAGGCGTTTATGTTACAGACATTCCCACAGATCCTTTTACAGGAGTTGCGACAATAGATCACAAGGCGGCAGAAGATTGGGGCTATAATAAATTAGACTTTTTGAATGTGTCGTTATATACACAGATTAAAGATGAAGAACATCTAGTCAAATTGATGAATGCCGAGCCTGCATGGGATCGATTGTATGATCCTGACTTTTGTGGCCAACTTATTCACATTGGTAGTCATTATGATTTATTAATTAAATGTCCGGAGGCAGTGAATACTATTCCGCGAATGGCTATGTTTTTGGCGCTGATTAGGCCTGGCAAACGACATCTAGTGGGGAAAATTTGGCGAGAAGTTGCCGAGACTGTTTGGGATGCCACAGACGAATACACATTCAAAAAGTCGCATTCGATTGCGTATGCACATCTAGTCTGTGTTCACATTAACTTACTCGTCGAACAAGGGTTATAGAACGTCGTTTACTGCGTTTCATAGCCATTTCTTTTAGGCTTACTTGCGGGCCTACCTTAATATCTACATCCTTGGAGTTCATAGTTTTAACACAAAACTTGAATTCTGCCCACTCACTCTTTAAGAACACATTAATCGGAATAATTCGATTGCTTTCCCACCACCAAGTGTCTCCAAGTTGTAGGAACAAAACCTTTTGTTCG